AGCTGTAATCTCTGCTGCTGTATCTGCATCAGATGAACGAGCAGGTGCTCCAGATGCGGCTACTACATAGATACCGTTCTCTGTTGCATCTGTCTGGTTCTTAACAAGTACTCGGTCTCCTGTAGCAAGAGTTACTCCGTCAAGAGTATCCCCGTTTTCAAGACCTGTAGCCAAAGTGATAGGGGCTGTGGTTGCTAAACGAACTGATGGCTTCCAGTCGATACCTACAACCGCTGAATCTACGTAGCGCTTGTTAGCGGCATCTTGTGGGTTAGTTGGGTCTGTAAGATTTGTGATCTTCTGGTTGTTAAGGTCAACAGAAGCGGTTGCAAGGGCAAAGTCATGAAGCTTGTTCTCAACGCGAGCAAGGGTACCGTTTGCGTCTGGAACATAGATTGTGCGATCAGCTGTTGGATCTACGAAAGAAAGAGTAGTTTCAAAATCATCGGTTGTTGAACCTTCAACAACAATACTAAGGTCAGAAAGGTATAGGCCAGAAACAACTGGGGCTGTAATCGTCTTATTTGTAAGAGTATCGACTGTGTCGCGACCAACAAGAGTGGTCGTTAAGTCTGGAAGAGTTACTGTACGATCTTCAGTTGGGTCGCCAGCTGTAAGGGTAAGCTCAAACGCGTTAGCGGTTGCACCCTCAAATACAAGATTGACACCAGTATCAAGGGTTACTGTGCCAGTAAAAGTTGGGTTAGCAGAGGGAGACTTAGTATCAATCTGAGTCTGGATGGCAGATGTAACGCCGTCTACATAGTTAAGCTCTGTAGTAGTAAGTGTGGCGCCGTCAAGGATGTTGATTTCAGCCGCATCTGCGGTAACGCCGTTAAGACCAATGGCCTCGAATAACGTACCGTTATAGATACGCATTTCATTGGCAACACTGTTGTAGTAGACCTGTCCAATTACTGGACTAGAAGGGTCTGCTGCCAGGTTTTGAACTACCGCATTTTGCAGTTCATTCTTTGCCAAGTCAATTGACGTTAGAAACTTACGTGCCATTTACTTTCTCCTTATGAAAGATAAGCGTTTCCGCTGAATGCTCCACTAAAAGTTACGGTGAGGGCGTTTACGCTTGTATAGGAGATCTCTCCTTCAACAACCGAACCGCCCGAGTCCTGAACGGTAACATTTGGCTGCCACCCCAGATAGTGGTTTATAGTCCACACAGCTGAAGAAGTACCTTGTACATGATGATACGCGACCGCAGGGGAGTTTATGCGCCCAACTGTGATTTCGTTTACGGTTACCGCAGGGCCCGCGGCGGGGTTTACTTGAACAACAACTTGCCCGTTTACTGGAATAACTGTCATGTTAGTCCAATGTTACCTGTTGAGTAACAAATACTTGTCCTCTAACATAGGTTTGTTCAAACGTAGGGTCTGTGGAACTTGTTGCCTGTAGATCCCAGAAAGCTCGTGCCGGTAAATACTTAGTAGATGCTGGGTCAAGGGTAAGACGAATACGGCCATTAACCGCGTCAAATTTAGCAACAGCAAAGGTACCGTAAAGAGCTGGAGCGTTGGGGTAGGTTCGAATCTGCGCTTTAAAGGTAAGGTTGGTAACATCAAATGGGAAGTCAAACTCGCCTGACCAAGAGTCACCTTGGTAGAGAGCGATGTCGTACACACCCGCGTAGCTTGGTGCTGGCTTGCGACCATTGAGATCGTTCTGTATGTAGACGCGCTCTGGTTTGCGGGAATCGTCTATTTCCTGTGCAAGGTAGATAGGAACAAGCTTGTTGGTCATACGGCTAACACGACGAAGCGTGCCCATCTCAATACGCCATAGGCCAATATTCAAAGCAGAAGATAGCTGCTTGTACTGTTCCATGCGCTGTTGAATAATTTGTGAAAGTTGACGGTAGCGCTCAGACCGCGGGATCATCACGCCGTCTGGAGCTTGAATGTCAATATCAAAGGCAGCATCTGTAGCAAGAGCCCATAGAGCCTCTACAGTTGCCAAAATTGCTAGCGGGTACTCTTCAACGGCTGGCAACATATACAAGCTCATCTGAGTACCGAAGCCGTCTGTTCGCTCGTGTGTGTGCTGTTCTACGGCTGTTTCGATGAACCTAGTAATGTCCGCGTCGGTGAAATAGCGGTACGAGGTTCCTGTAATTCTAATTGGAAGCGCGTTAGCTGGGGCGGTAACAAAATGAAATACGCCCAAGTCTTTTTCTACTGTGTAGTTAGTAGGCTGTGGTTGGGCTACATTGTTTACTGTAACAACAAGTGTGGTGTCCTCAAGAGGTTTAATCTTTGTATCAAAATCTTTAGTTGTTCCGTCGCCTGTAAAAGTGGAGGTGAATTGCTTAGGCATATCACCTAGCTCTAGGCGAACCCTAGAAACAAGATCTGAAAGAACCGCCACTTATAGCTCCTAACGTACGACTAAATGGTCGCAGTTTTTTAGTTAAAAATCTCTACAAACGAAGAAGCGGACCCGAAGGTCCGCCGCTCCAATGAGTTACTGGTTAGAGAACGCCAGCTAGGTAACCCTTTTCACGAAGGTGCTGAGCTACTGCCTTAGAGACAACATACTTTTGACCTGCCTTGAATGAGTAATTATTTCCAGCGCCTAGAGTCATGTTCTCGATATCCTCAACAACACGAATCTCTGCAGTCTCATTAGCTGAACCTACTGTGATAGCTTCATCTACGATTACTGTTTGACGATCTGGAAGTGTGGCATCAATTGCCTCGTCAAGCTTTGCTTGAGAGGTAGCTGTTGCCATTGACATTTCTCCTGCACGTGCCTGAAGCGCTTCCATATTTTCTGCTACTTGGGCTTCACGTGCTCGACCAGTTACATCGGTCGGCTTTACTTTACTTGCCATGTGGATCCTCCGGTTTAGTGTCTGATTGTTTGTGTTGGGCGGGGGCTTTTACACCCCCGCCGCAACTATTAAGTTATTAGTTGGTTTCTGCAATAACAACAGCCTGGTCAGTAATTAGACCAAGACCGAAGATTGAGTACCAAGCAAGAGCGTGCTCACGACCGAAGTCCAAGATACCGCCATCGCGAAGTTCAACAGGAAGTGAGATTGCGTGACCGAATGCGTTGTCTCCAATGAATAGAGCTGCATAGCGATCTGAACCACCGTTACCTGTCTTTGTAGCAGGGGTGATGTAACCTCCACCAGCAGTTACTGTTGGGTTAGCAACAGTTGTGTCAGTTGTGTATGAAGTACCAGCTCCGCCAGCAACCTTAAGAACCTGTGTTGTTTCGATGAATACGCAGTCGTATAGACGACCGATTTCACCTAGCATGAAGTTTCCTGGAGCTGCGTACTTTGTTACTTCAATGAACTCAGGCATGTCGCGTAGGCGGCGTGACTGGTGTGGGTGAACAAACGCTACGTAGGTCTCGCCTAGGCGTGGGATGTTCTTGGTTGAGAGTGTCTCAACTGCGTCCTTGACTGTGTGAGGTGTCAAGTGGAAGTTACCTGTCATGCTTGCACGAGTTGTGCCTACAGTTCCGTAACCGTACCAATCGTTAGCAGCTGTAAGAGCTGAGCGGTCTTCACCGTAGATTACTGATGTTGCTGCATATAGTGTGTCGCGTGAAAGCTGATCTAGATAGACAGCCATGTTACGACCTAGAAGACGTGAGGCTGAAGCCATTACGTCATCAAAAGATGCGTTTAGAAGTAGTTCTGAAACTGCAAGAGCATAACCATGCTCAGATACAGTGATTGAGAACTGTTGCGCTGTAAGCGCGTTTGTCTGCATACGTACACCTTCAACAAGGCCGCTTGCGAAGCCAAGGTTGTTGTAACGCATGAAGTTGATTTGAAGACCAGGTGCAACACCTAGTTCTGTCTTCTTTACTGCAAACTGCTCAAAGCGAAGGATAGGCATTGCCTGGAACAAGATTTCCTTGGACCAGATTGTCTGAATCGCTTGAGTCAGTTGTGTGTTTGTACCTGAGTACGCTGTAGGTGCTGCGGCTAAGTTGCCGGTACCTGTAATACCAGATGCCATTATTTATTGACTCCTTGTTTATTGGGATATGGGATTTTGGGTTTAACCGAATAAGCCGCGAGTCTGTCCCTGAGCTTTAGGGCTCAAAAGTCGACTCCTGTATTTAGCGTAATCGTTCATCGGCATGGCTGCAATTTCATCAGCCGTAAACTGTCGTTGCTCCGTATTAGTTTCCAATGGTCCGGCTGGAGGAGTAGTGATACTCGTCCCTTTCATTTCTCTCCGTGCGTTCTGCATAGCAGATTGCGCGGATTCTAGAATTTTTGCTGAACGCTCTCTCAAACCTGCGATGCTTGCATCGATCTCTTCGCGGGTGTTTCCGCTAACTAGATCGAGAAGTTCAGGAATGATAGCTTCGCGCTCAGATTCAAGCGTTTGCTGGCGGTACGCCTGCAAATCTGCAAAAGTCTTTTCGCGCTCCAGAAGAGCGAAGGCACGTTCACGTTCTTGGCGCTCACGTTCCAACTGCTCCTTCCACTCGCCCTCTTTCTTTAGTAGGAGGTCCTTAGCGGACAACTCTCCTTCTTCTAAAGCTTTTAGACGTTCTGCTTCTGCTCTTTCAGCATCAGCACGACGAGTGTTTTCCTCTTCTTTTTCTTTTTTAATAGAAGCAAGTTCTTCCTTCAGAGATTCAATCTGAGGATAAAGCTTCTCTTTCTCCTGAGAACGAACCTTTGCTAAATCATCATCCGTATAGAATTTTGAATTAACAGCGGTCGTAGTAGTAACAGCCGGAGCGTCAAAGCCCGACACGTTTACAACTGGAGCGGTACCGGCTTCGCCTTCAAAGGCAGCAGCCATATTTTCTGCAGTTTCCATCGTACATCCTTTGTGTTCTCTGGGTCGTTTTCCGAATGAGCCTAAGCTCGTAGCACATATGACCTAACGTATGTATCTTTATTCTTGCTGTTTAGTATGAAATTGTCAGCGTAAATCGCTTTTATTTTTCATACTCTTCTGGATTACGCCTCTGTGGGAGAACGGTTCCATAAGCTTCAGTTACCAACTTGTTGCGGAGGTCGGCTTCTCCCATATCGGCTACTTGTAGAGCCTCATCCATTGTAGGCGGCATCATTGCTGGCAGAGGTGCCCCAGCTTCTCCTGCAACTCCTGGCTTACCAGCAGTTTCTGGGTTAGGCATAGTTCCAGTTAATTCAGCAATTTCTTGCTCAATTTGAACCTGCATAAGCTTAAGTGCGCCATCTGCAACAGCGTCATCCATAAGTTCTTGGCGGATTTCGTTTAACTTCTCTGCAGGGAACTCTTCGCCAAGAGTACGTAGCGCGCCTTCCTTGGATTCAATACCAAGTGAAAGCTTAGATTGGATCTCGTTAAGCGCAATAAGCTTGTCAAGAGGCAGAGGTTGTGGGAAATGCACATAAGACTGGTAGGTAAGAGGGTCTTGTGGA